AATTTTGCAGAAAATCCCGATAACCTTCCAAAAATGGAAGAATGGGGTTTAGCTGTTAAAAACGAGCGTTTAGCTCAAGCTTTACAAGCAGAAGCTGGGGAGGAAACAACGTCCCTCCCAGCAGGCAAGTCGGATGAATCCGACGCGGCAGAACAGTTGTCCACTTGATACAACTGTAACGACTGACACCTTTTAGGGGTTAGTCGTAAAAATAACCTCACGAACTAAGGAGAGTGATAACAATGAGAAGACCTAGAAAAATGAACTATAAAAAATCAAAAAGAATGTTCTCTCGCACAGCAGCAAGAACACACAGAAAAAATTCTTTAAGAGGATCACGCCCAATGAGAGGCGGCATCCGACTATAAACAAAGGAGCAACTATGCCATGCTTTCACCCAATAACCGCTTATAACAAAATAGGCGGTGGCCTCACGTGGAAACTTCACGAATCAAACGGAACTAAAACAACCGTAAGCTGCAAACAGTGTACTGGATGCAGACAAGAGTACTCACGCCAATGGGCGTTAAGAAACATGCACGAAGCCAGCTTATGGCTTAACAATATATTTATTACGTTAACTTACGATAATGAACACATACCCAATATAATAGATGATGATGGCAAAATTATAACTAATACTTTAGTAAAAAAAGACTTTCAAGACTTTATGAAAAGGCTTAGAAAGAAAAAAGGTGCAAATCAGCATCAACCAATAAGATACTATCAATGCGGTGAATACGGCGAAAAATTCGGCCGTCCGCATTATCATGCAATATTATTTAACACAAATTTTCGCGACCGCGAAATAATACAAGGTCAAAAAGGTCTAACTCAATCAGAAACATTAAGCAAACTATGGGGTAAAGGACATTCATCCATAGGGGACGTAACATTCCAATCGGCGGCATATGTCGCCGGTTACGTTCAAAAGAAAATTAATGGTAAACAAAAAGAACAACACTATGCAATTATAGATAAAGATTCAGGAGAATATTTTGGTCAACGACAACAAGAATACTCAACTATGAGCCGGCGCCCCGGCATAGCGGGGAGCTGGTTCGCCAAACACAAAAATGACGTATATCCGTCAGACAATATACATATAAATGGAAAAGAAATGCGACCACCTAAATATTACGATAGGTTATATGAAATAGAATATCCAGAGGATATGGCGCAAATAAAAGAGAGTCGCGTAAAGGAAATGAAAAAAACAGCTCACTTACGCACACCCGAGGCTCTGCGACAAGCAGAGAAAACACACAAAGCTCGAATGAGTATATACAGGAGAAATAAGCTATGATACTATGCAAATATACAATATATGATTCAGCACTTGAAGCATATCACCAAGATTACAGCTTGGAAAACGACGCAATAGCGTTAAGACAATTCGCCGATTTGGCGAATGATGATACACAAATTGCCAAAAATCCAGAGGATTATTCGTTATGGCGAATTGGCACATTTGAAACAACAACTGGAGAATTAACACCGGAAGAACCCACATGTCTTGCCAAAGCGCATGAACATGTGCTACAATTCAAAAAAAACAAAAAATAAGGAAATAACATGCCCATGAAAAACCCTCACAAATATAATACAAGAATCGGTTCTGCAAAACAACATCAGTTTGCGGAAGTACCACATGCCGATATTCAGCGAAGCACATTTGATAGGAGTCATGGGCTTAAAACAACATTTAATGCCGGCGAACTAATACCAATATATGTAGATGAAGCATTGCCCGGAGATACATTTTCATGTAATCTCACAGCATTTAGCAGATTAGCAACACCAATTCATCCAACTATGGATAACGCATTCATGGATACCCATTTCTTCGCAGTCCCAGTACGACTCGTTTGGGACGATTTCGAAGAATTTATGGGAGAAACAAAAACATATAAGGCAGCTGGTTCCAGTAGACTAGATGGAACACCCGACTTTACAGTCGCAGCGCCAGTACCACCAACAATTACAGCGGGTGGCAGTGGAGAAGCTGAAGCGTCACTGTCCGATTATTTCGGAATACCAACAAAAGTAGCAAACTTAGAATTTAGTGCATTATGGCACCGAGCATACACGCTCGTCTGGAACGACTGGTTCCGAGATGAAAATTTACAAGCACCAAAAACAATACTAACTACAAGCGGTGCAGATGCAACCGCGTACCCAATATTAAACAGAGGAAAAAAACACGATTACTTCACATCAGCTTTACCATGGCCACAAAAAGGCGCAGATGTAACAATCCCATTAGGTACTACAGCACCCGTATACGGTGATGGTCAAACATTAGGTTTGACAGATAATATAACTAATTTGGGTTTAAAAACACAGTCGTCAGGAGACCTACGAGTATCATCAAATGCTTATAACACAGCTGCTGGTTCAGCAGATGCAACATCTGCCGGTGCAGCCAACACAACATTAGGCGTTGTAGAAACAGGCGCATCCGGATTACAAGCTGACCTAACTGATGCAACAGCAGCTACGATCAATCAACTTCGATTAGCATTCGCAACTCAAAAATTTCTTGAAATACAAGCCAGAGGCGGTTCAAGATATATCGAAGTAATAAAGAACCACTTTAACGTAACTAGTCCAGATGCTAGATTACAACGACCAGAATATCTGGGTGGCGGAAGCTCACCGGTAAATATCAGTCCGGTCGCACAAACCTCAAGTACTGACGCAACAACACCACAAGGTAACTTGTCGGCCATAGGAACAACTGTACTTAGTGGCCACTCTTTTACAAAGAGTTTCACTGAACACACAATAGTAATAGGTATGGTATCTGTAAGAACAGATTTAACATACCAACAAGGACTGAACAGAATGTTTAGTAGAGAAACAATATACGATTACTACTGGCCAACGCTTTCAACGATTGGCGAACAAGCAGTTAAAAACAAAGAAATATATGCACAAGGTAGTGCAGCCGACGAAACAACGTTCGGTTACCAAGAGCGTTATGCGGAATATAGATACAAGCCAAGTTCAGTAACTGGCAAATTTCGTTCAAACGCAACAGGTACTTTAGAATCATGGCACTATGCACAGGAATATGCAAGCTTGCCATTACTTGGTGATTCATGGATACAGGTAACAGACACAAACGTACAACGTACATTAGCGGTAGCAAGCGAACCTCAATTCATATTTGATTCGCTATTTAAACTAAGATGTACAAGACCAATGCCAGTTAATAGTGTACCTGGCGGGACACATTTCTAATGAGTTTTCTTAGCTCATTAGTAGGAGGCATATTTGGCTATAAAGGTACAAAAGATACAAATATAGCCTCCGCACAACGTGCCAAACAACAAATGGACTTTCAAAGAGAAATGTCCAATACTGCCATACAAAGAAGAATGGCGGATTTAAAAGCAGGAGGTTTAAATCCAATACTTGCCGGTGCTAAAGAAGCAAGTTCGCCCGGCGGTGCAATGGCACCAGTACAAAATAAAGCACAAGTAGCATTAGCCAATGCAACAAGCGCTGCAAATATTAATTTGATCAAAGCGCAAACAGAAAAAACATTAGCGGAAGCGGGTGCAGTAGGACCAACGTCATTATTAGGACTTGGCACTACAGGCACAATAGGACAAACAATATCGGATATAAAAGCATCCGCGGGTTCAGCTTATCGCAATATGGTAGATGATATGCGAGAAGGAAAAGCAAGCGGAAAATACCGATTTGTCGGTCAAAAAAAAAACTGAAACGTATAAAGCAAAAGATAATAGAGGTACTTTCAAAGAGTACCCAATACCCGCGAAAAATAGACGCGGAACAAGATACAGAAATGCAAAACGCATTTATGACCCGATAACAAAACGTTATCGATTAGTTGAACTAAAAGGACAACAATACTATGACTAAAAGAAAAGCCACAGGCGTACCAAAGAACACATTTCGTTCAGCCTATAATTTAGGCAACGAAGATTACAGTGAAACGTTTACAGACGGTATCACTGAACAACATCACACGGATCAGTGTGATATCAATAAGATATTAGCACAATTCATGGAAACAGGAATTCTGCCAAACCAAAAACATGCAAACCCACAATACGGAGACGTATCAGAAGTGGATTTCACAGATATGCAAAATACACTAGCAACAGCAAAAACATTGTTTGAAGAATTACCGGAACAAGTGAAGGATCGCTTCAACAATGAAATGCACACATTCTTAAATTTTGCAGAAAATCCAAAAAACCTCCAGGAAATGGAGGAAATGGGTTTAGCTGTTAAAAATGAGCGTTTAGCTCAAGCTTTACAAACTCAAGCTGGGGAGGAAACAACGTCCCTCCCAGCCGGCAAGTCGGATGAATCCGACGCGGCAGAACAGTTGTCCACTTGATACAACTGTAACGACTGACACCTTTTAGGGGTTAGTCGTAAAAATAACCTCACGAACTAAGGAGAGTGATAACAATGAGAA